TAGACTTGCTTTTTTTGTAGTTGTTGTGCTCTTTTTTCTGTTAGTTTTTGTTTTTTTACTAGTAGTTCTTTTTTTTCTAGTAGTCTTCTTAGGTGCTTCTTGGGGTTCGTCGTCATCAACCAAAGACCTTAAAAGATCTACAATTTGTTCTATGGTTTCTTTTTTATTGCTCATGTTTCAATTTACTCCTCTGAATATTTAGCAAGATATCTGATAGGTTTTTGATACTATTTGCTATATACTGCAATCTGTCAGATCTCATCTTAGCGTATTTTTTAATTTTGTTCAATGAATTTGCACTATCATTATGCTTTATTGCTTGTGTTGATTTTTCAATATAGCCATATCCTTTGTATGTGTTTAGTTCATCTGCAATGACTTCTTTAATATTCTCTTCAGCCCAATTACATCTTGCTAATTCTCTATTTATACTTCGTTGAATATGAAAACTAAACTGACCTAATCTATATGCTATCTCGCCACAATCTTGTGGTGTCATAGTTTCCAAAACTTTTCTGTCCATTGAAAAATAGTGTTCAAGTTCATCGTTAGAAAATTGCTGTCCTTGATAAACAGGAAGACCAATACCTTTTTCATATTCATCTAAAACGCTATCCCACTCTTTAACTTTTTCTTTAGTATTCATCTATTTTTTTTGTCCAATCGTCTAAATTTTCATTATAAGGTAGTTCAACATATGTAATATTATTTTGCTCACACCATTCTTTTTTTTCGTTATCTCTTTTCTTCGCCTTCAAAAAATTTAATTTAGTAGTATGATAAAAAGGAATAAACTTATAATGTTGTTCCCCATGTACTTCGACACAAGTTTTTATGAGAGGTAAATAAAAATCCAAATACATAACTTCTTTAGGTCTAACTGGTATAGATACTTCTTCTAAAATTTGAAGGGTAGGAAATAGTTCATGTAATAATTGTCTAGCACGAATATGATATGTAGATTTATTAGTAGCTGTAGCCTTAGAGATATATCCCTTTAGATTCCATTGTTTAGTATTATTATCTAAATCTACGATATTCATTATATTCCTAACGCATCACTGACTTCTGATATTAAATTGTTATAAACTTCAGGATTGTTTACCATAAAATCTCTAGCCTTTTCGGAACCTTGAAACTTAGGTGTTTCATCTATACTAGTAAAAGTATACCAAGCACCACCTTTACTAATAATGCCAATGTCTACTGCAAGATTAAATAATTCCATATATTTATCCAAACCTTCTCCATATCTAATATAGCTTGTGGTTGTTGCTCCCGGAGGGCCTAGAGCAGAACATACCACTTGCCATTCCACTTCTTGTCCAATTTGATTGTTTTCTTTACCTAAAAGCCAAGGACTAAATCTTTTTGCTCGTAACTTAATATCGGTTTGGTATGCAATAGCTTGTCCAGATTTTTCTTTAAACTCCGCACCATACCCTGTAGGATTTCCCATTAGATGAGTAATACCTATCACAATATTTTTATTAACAGGAATAACATTTGCAACTTTCCTACAAAATTTTGCTAATAACTTTGCCCCATCTGCTCTTTGCATTTTATTCATATCTGACGTAATTTCTGCTTCAGTACATAGTGCAGAATAGGAGTCTATAATTACAATACTTCCCGGTTCTTGGTTAATAATTCTTTCTGCAATCTGGAGATATTCTTCTGCATGTAAAATCTTACCTTGAGTAGAGCCTATCAAAGTAAACCTATTCAAGTCCAAACCTTTAATGCCTTCTATATCTCTTTTCTTTAGTCTTCCTTCTATATTTAAATAGTATACATGTCTTGGTTTTTCTAGATTGCCTTGATACTTAGGGTCTAATGCGGTAGCTGCCAAACTTAATGATGTAACAGTTTTACCACACTTAGGCTGTCCTGTCAATACTACAAAACTACCTTCTGGAACACCTCCGTTTAGTATCATGTCTAATGATGGACTTAAAGGAATAACAATAGTTTGCTTTTCCTTAATAGCACTACCAGACATTAAAATATCTTCACCAAACGTTTTCTTTAAGTCTGTAGCTAAAGCAGTATTGATAGAGGGAACAGACAGTGCTGTTGATTTTTTAGTACTAAGTGCCTTACTCGCCATTGTCTAAGTCCTTTATTTTAGAAATAATACTTTTTTTGTTTTTATTTGTAGCAAATTTTTTGATAGTTTTTCGTTCATAGCTATTGTTTAAATCTGTATTTTCTATTAATAGCTTATCTTCTTCACTCTCTATTATAGCAATAAGATGTGGAGCCCTCAAGGAATAAATTCTAGAACTTTTCGGATTATTTAAAGCTCTGATGATAGCTTTAGAATTATACTTTTTAAGTAATTTATTTGCAGTTCCTATTTGATTTCTGTAATAAGCCGACCATGTTTTATGAGTCCAGAATCTATAATGTAAATCTAGCTTATTTTTTTGAGCATAATGTTCACATATAATCTCAGTAATATATTGTGCAGCAGTTACTTGTTTATCATTAGAATATTTTGAAATATATTGTTGCTGTTTCATTCTGTGATTTTAAAAATGTTTTTATTATGCTTATGTTCTGTAAATGCTGGATGTTTCTTATTTGCGTCGTTTACTTCTGATGCTTCCTTAGTCATAACAGCGACTTGGTTATTATTCTTGCTGTTGGTATGTCTGATCATTAAATCCTTAGAATTTACTGGGCCAGATTTAACATCTGTTGTTTTCTCTTTTGTCGCTACAGAATTTTTAGCTACAAAATTGCTGACTGTTTTTTCAGGAAGTTTTAATTCTTTAACAATTTCTGGCACAGACTTATCGTTGTGCATTAGCCACTGAATTGCATATTTTTGTGTGTTATTTAATCTCATGATAGTTCCCTGTTAGTATTATTAAGCCATGCAATATTTTTGGTCCTCAAAAAAGATAGATAAAGTTCAAAAACTCTTTGATTAACTTTTTTGTAGTTAAATTCATTTTTACCTATTTTAGACAAGACTTTATTATGTTGACCTTCTGAAAACAAACCAATAGGATTATGTGCTCTATTATCTAATCCTACTTTAATAAAAAACTTACCATCTATTGTCTTTGCAAAAGTATTATCGTGTTCTTCGTTTTGTCTTGTATTACCTTCATCATCAATATAGTCTTGATTCCCTACAGCAGTATAATACATACCTTCTTTTTGTTTTGTTGCAGACTCATTGTCTTTTGTTTTATTTACAATAAATTGGTCAAAATTATCAGTCATAATTATCTCCACTTAATTTTCTTTTGAGGTTTTTTCATTCTCGACATACCTTTTGGTAATTCTTTAACCAAATCCTGATCTTTATATTCATTATGCTTTTTATCTAATGCAATCTTTTGGTCATCTGATAAATTGTCTCTGTTTCTATTAGCTAAATCTCCAATGGTTTTGAGTTCACTATCAGCTTTTTTAACAGATGCAGACTGCGTTAAGATATCATCGTAATCTCTTTGACAGGTTTTCTTACAGTCTGGACATCTCACCCTTTCTTTATACTTGCTAATATAAAAAAACTTTTCGAAAGTTATATCGCACTTAGGACAAAAATAACTATAATTAGGCATCAGATATAATATCTCCCATTTCTCAGTATCCTTTGGTCTACTATAGTATGCAGCTGACAGGCGAATGGCAAGGGTTCATTTTAATTTATTAACAATGTCAGCTATAATAGGATTTCTGACAATATCAACAGGTTCTAGATATGAAAAACCTATATGATATGTATCTTGTAATCTATCTATTACAGTTTTAAAACCACCTTGTTTTCTAAATTCTAGATCAGACTGTTCTACATCTCCAGTTAAGACCATTTTACTATCCATGCCGATACGTGTCAATAGCATTTTTAATTGATCGTAAGAAGCATTTTGGCATTCATCAGCAACAATAAAAGAGTTGTGAAAACTTCTACCCCTCATAAGACCTAGAGGTACAATTTCTACTTGACGAGTATGAACTAATTTACTATAATGTTCTTTTTTTAGAAAGTAATTAATTTCATCAAATAATGGTAATAAATAAGGGTGTAATTTTTCTTCTGCTGTTCCCGGTAAAAAAC